GCCTGTATCGTTCTAACTGTTTAGATAATCCAATGTCTATATTTAAAGCACCTACATCTAAAATAGATTTATAAGCCGAATTTGTTTTTAATTCATTAGATATTAATTTAGAATTTGTTTCATCTACTTTTCCCGTATATGATTCCATTTGTTTAATGACATTAGCATTACGCTGTTTTATGTCATCCATTTGCCGCCCTTTACTTTCTAAAAAGGCTTTCCATTTTGCATCTTCATTTTTCTTTATTTGCTCAGGTGTTAATCCTTCGCCATTTTTAGATACTGTTGTTTCCTCTGTTTTTGTTCCTGATACTTTTATGGGTTTATTATCTACAAACATTGCCTTTTTTATATCGGACATTGTTTTAGTGATACTTTCGCCAAAGGTCATAAATTTACCCGCATCTTGTTGGTCGGGCAAACTTTTAATTAATCCATCGAACCATTTTGAAGCATTGCCAAATGTGTTTATTCCTAATTTAGAAAATAACCAATCTAAACCATCAACTATTCCTTTTATGTTAGTCAATACGGCATCTGCCATACTTGAAAATACATTTACTAATTTAGTTTTAATAACGTTCCAATTAGCATACATATATATTCCTGCTGCTGCTAAGGCTGCTATTGCTGCTAACATTAAACCAATCTCAATTAATAAAGGTGCTGAAACTAATGTTATTGCTGCTATTGCGCCTTTAACGGCTGCAAAACCAGCTATTAAAGTAGGCATTATTTGAACTATACCCCCAATAATTAAAAGTAGTGGCCCTGCTGCTGCAACTAATCCAATAACTGTTAATATTGTTTTTTGAACCCACGGCTGTAATTTTCCAAATCCTTCTGCTAATCGTGAAACCCAATCAGAAAAAGCATTTATTTTACCCGAAATATTAAAGTTCTTTTCTATCGCTTCGCCAAAACTTGCTAAACTAATTTTAACCGAATCGGACATATTCTCAAAGGCATTTTTAATACCTCCGCTTACTTGTGGTAATTTACCTAATTCAACTACTAAAAAGTCCGCTAACTGCTTACCACTTATTCCAAGTTTTGCTAAATCTTCAGCCCTGTTAGTTCCAAAGGCTTCAATCATTAACTTATTTACTTGTGGTAATTGGTTTGCTATTTGGTACAAGTCCTGCTGTAAAGGTTTACTTGCATTCATTAACTGACCGAATCCTCTTATTGCTAAATCAAAGTTTTCTTTACCACCTCCAATTGTTGCAATAGCATTTCCAAAGGCCATCATTGCAGTTCTTGCTTTGTCGGCATTCATTCCAATAGCTTGAAGATTAATAGAACCTCTTACGGCTTCTTCTAATCCTATACCGGGCAATTTAGCAACTTCACGAAGTTTTGTAAATTCTTCTTCTGCTAATTGTGCCGAACCACTAAACGAAATTAAACCACGTTTTAAAGCATCTATTTGACCAAATGAATATAACGCTGCTGCCCCTAAAGCTACAATAGGTGCTGTTAAATTCATAGTCATAGACTTGCCAACGTTCTGAAGTTGGTCACCGGCTTTTTTCATTTCACGGGCTGCATTTTGCATTGCCGTTGAAAACTGACTTATATCTGCGCCAAATTTGACGTTTACGGCTGCATACTTACTCATAACTTATTTGGAAATATATCAAACACTTTTGCATCTACTAATTGCTTTAAATTTACTTTTTCAGAAACTTCCCAAGGGAAACATATCAAATCTTTAGGGGCTTTTAAACTGTTAGCTTTTACAGATGGCTGAATTAAAATATAAGTTTGCCACCGTATCCGCTCCCATTCCTGTTGTTGTTCAATATCAAACCTTTCAACAAACCCACTTTGGATTAATGAAAAATCTTTTAATGTTAGTTTCCAAAAATCTTTAGGTCTTAAACCATAACTTCCAACGGCTTTAGAATAGAAATAATCTACTCCTACGCTTTCTGTTTTTTCGGCTGCCTTTTGTTTTCCGATTCTCCCAAATCAATTAAACTCATCATTTCACCCATATTTGAAAAATCTACATTTCTCAGAAAACTTTTAAGTGTTACAATAAATTCAATCTCTTTTTCATCACAGGCATCTTGAATAGCAAAGTAAAGGAGGGTTAAGGCATCAACTGCCTCAACCGCTCCCGAACCGTTTGCCAAAGTTCCTAAATCAGATATTTTCTTTTTAGTTTCAGTTTCCCAATTACGAAAAACTAACATATTAAACTGTAAAGGATATTTAACCCCATTATATAAAATCTCTTTGGCCATAAGACTTTATATAGTTGCTTCTGTTAATGCTCCTGTACCTTCAAATGATACGGTAAATGTTGCATTATCCTCTAACCCTGCTGTTCTTTTTAGATTAGTCAATAAAGCCGAACCGCTATATTTTTTATCTCCAGTAATTGCTGAACTTATCATAACCGTTACTGATGTACGGGCTGTTAATACAGCAAATAAATCATCAAATCCATAGGCTGCATCTTCTGCAAATAAACCTTCTCCTGAACAACTCCAATTCATCATACCACCAAGTCCAGTTTTCCATCCTGCGGTATCTTTGTTTGTTGTGTCCCTTACTGCCATGCTAATATCTAAATCGTTAGACATTGCATTTGCTACTTTTGTACCTGCTACATATATTCCAATGAGCGTTCCGTTTACAATTCCTGTTGTTGCCATTTTATTTTATTTTTAGTTTTTTAAAATTTCTGCGTAACCTTCGCCCACTAATTCCTCTGCAAACTCTTTTGTAACTATTAATTTATGCCCTATTGGCTTTAAAACTCCTGCTGGGTGTTGGTATTCTTTTATTAAAATAACCTCAACATCTGTTGTTTCAATTACTATTGGTTCTAATACTTTCTTTGCCATTATATTTGTATTGCTGCAATTGTTAAAGTTGTAACGCCTGAATAAGTTACTGCAATAGTTCCACTTGTTGAATTAAATGCACCTGTTGCAAATGGGCCAATAAATTTTTCAGCACCTGCACCAACAGAAACAATTGAATCCGCTTTAGTAAGTAAACCATATTGTGGATCTATTACACTTGCACTTGATGACTTTGTTACCGTTACAGTAATTGGCGCACCTGAACCATTTTTAACGTGCAATAACATTTTACCGTTATTTGCTGCTGTATCACCTCCGCCTGTACAGGCTGCGTAAGTTACTGTTGTACCGCTTTCGCTCGGTGTTTGTATTGCTATTACTGCCATTTTTTATATAATTTGTCTTAATTTAAAATCAAATGTTTGTCTATAAATTTTTATGTCGTTAATATCATTCATAGGTTCAATAGTTTTATGTTGATATACTAATTGTATTGATTGAACAACTATTGAATTAACTGTTCCTGAATATCTATCTAATAAAGTTCTTACTCTTGCTCCTATTGTGTTTCTTTGCGCCATTGTTTGAGCGTAAATATCAACTTGAATAATATTAGAATCTAAATGACTAACACCATCTTTAGTATCTGAAAATTCAGGTGTTGATTCACTATATACAATACAAGGATTTGCAGCGTTTTGAGGCGCTACTTCAGGATAAATTGAAGTATTACTTGCTAACATTGCTATTAATGTAGCATCTGCGCTTAAACGCCCATATATTGCCGCTTCACTATTCATTTTGCATCTAATCCTAATTTTTGAGCATTGTTTACTATATAATCCTTAATATCTGTTGTAAGATGTTCGGCTGCTATTGGAACACTTGCTGACGCTGCTCTTGCAATAAATGGGTCTTTACTTATGTTTCTTGTTCCACGTTCTATAAAAAAACCATACCAACCATCATTTTTCTTTTTTTGAATACCGGCATAACCATTTATTTCAGTTCCTTTACCAAATGTTTTTACTCCTATTGATTTTTTTAAATTCATAGGCATACTTTCGGTACTTATTGAACCATCTTTGCGTTTTCTTTTTATTGATCCTTGATATGAGGTAGATTTACGAACTGGTGTATTAGCTTTTATTGCTTCTGATATGGGTTTCATATTTTTGGCAATTATTTCCCTCATTGCTTTTGACTTCATCTTGTCAGGCATAGTTTGAACCGCTTTGATGAATCCATCAAAACCTTGCAATTCAAATTTATTATTTTGCCCTTGTATTCCTTTAAAAGCCATTTTAATATTTTTTAACAGTTACAATTTTTAACATCTCATCACGGCTACCAACTTTATTTATTCTCTCAATTCCAAAATATGAACTATCATAACTAATTCTCATTTTTTCATTAATATCAGTTCTAAACCAAATTATAAATTCCACATTTACATTTGATGTTGGTCTTGCTTGGTCTAATCCCTCATTTGAGGCCATTGAATTAGGATATGTAACTGTTGCATAAACATTTGCTAAAGTTAACCATGTTTGAGTTCTTTCTCCTGTTGTTGAACTCGTGGATTCTAAAGGATATTGAATCGTAATATATCTGTCTAAAGAACCTATGTTCATACTAATTGGTCTTTACGATATTTATCTAATTGTCTTTCTGCTGAATAAGCAATTTCGCTAACTGTTTGACCTGTATATTCTGGCTGCCTTGTTTGAAAATAAAATGCTGTAAATATTTTTACCCATCCTATTAACTCAGATTTTATATAAGTTGTATCTGTAAATCCTGCTGTAAAATATACCCTCCAAACATTTAAAGTATCTAATTTAGTTGTAGGAACACTTGTTAAATATATTCTTATAGGGCAATCAATAATATCAGTTGAATATGTTGTATTGTCTAAAGTTGTTTCAACTCCGCTTTCATTCAAATATTTTATACTTGATATTGCAGTTATTGGATATTTCCAAATTTCCAACATACTGTAACTTTGGACTTCTTTTTCATCAAAATAAGCACAAAATGTTGCACTACTAAATATTTGATTTGTGTAAGTTTCAACGTGACTTTGTGCCGATTTAATACAATCCATTATTACAGAATCCTGATTATTGTCAGTTATTCTTAAGTGGTCTTTTGCCTGTTGTAAGGTTATGACCGTTGATGTTGGATATGTAATTTGTTGAATGTTCATTAGCTTCTACTGCCAAAGCCCCATTGAAGGGGCTGTAACAGATATATATAATAAAGAATATTATGTAGTTAAATAATCTTTGATGGTTGCAAATGAACCTTCATGTAAAATAGCTACATCATAGTAACCGTTAACACCAATTTGGATTTGGTTTGAAAGTGCTAAAGTGTACTCATCAACAACGATGTCTAAACCACCCCAAGATCCAATTACAAGGTCAGAAAAATCACCGTAGAATGCTTCTGAACATACGCCACTTGATGAACCTTTAGTAAGGTTAGAACGTACCATATTAGTTACAAATGCTCTTTCTCCGTTTACAATTTGAACAACATTACCTTGTGAATCAACCATAGTTCCATCACCCCATAGGAATAATCCTGAACCTGCATCTCTTACAACTGTTTTCATTTTACCTCTTGTTGCATTGTTGAAAATGTAAGCGCAATTATTGATATTAGCATTTGCTAAACCTACTTGCTTTTGAAGTTCTACAATAGAAGCCCAAGTTGGAGCAAGTCCATTAGTACCCATTGCAATTAAGTTTGTACCTCCAGTTGTAGTCAAAGCACTTGAAATACCTATTGGCTCGTTTGAACCTCCACCAATTAAAGCGGCTGTTTCAACGGCAATAGCTTGGCTCTTAAACATATCATCTTTTAACCAATTATCAACTCCCAATGTAGTTTGACGTAAAAAAGTTTTAGTGTAAGGTATTGCAGCACCTACACGCTTTGGTGACATTGTAATTGCTGTGTTTACAGAGTTGTTAGGAGTAATTGCTCCTGTTTCTGTTAACCAAGCGGCTGTTGAAGCACTTGTTTTCTTTGGCATTGAAACATTACCAACTAAACCCGGTAAATATTTTGCACCTGCTTGAACCAAAACCAATTGATTACGGAAAACATCAACTCTTTGGTCAACCAAAGTATCAGTAGCAACATAATATCCTGTTTTTGGAGTGTCACTTGTTGAGGTTGTGTTTACAGCAGCACGTTTTTCGTTTAAAAATGCAGGTAGCATTAAACCTTTTGGAGAAATACCAACTTCACGGGCTTCTGCTACACCTTGTTGTACCATTTCGGCTTCTAAACCTTGAGGTGCTTTTTTGTCCAATTGATCTAAAATCATTTTACGCATTGAAAACTGCTCTTTTACTTGGTTTTCATTGTCTGATTTTGTAGGGTTAATTAAAAAAGGAACAGATTTAGCACGGGCTTCAACTTCTTTTTTAGCTTGTTCACGGCTTTCTGATTTTTTAATTTCTTCATTCAAAGTTTTAAGGTCTGCAATAATAGCATCCATTCTAACTTCGTTTTCAGGAGTAGTCTTATCTCCTAAGTTTGCAAGGTTGGCAAATTCTGTGTCCAAAACGCCTCTCTGCTCTAATAACTCATTACTGGTTTTCATTTATTTTAATTTTTTGTTTTTTCGTAATTATATTTTCTTTTAAGTTTAGCTATACGTTTTTCAAGTTCTATTTTTTCAGTTTCTTCTTTATCTTCTACTTGTTTTTCAGTTTCTTCTAAACTTCTCATTGCTGCGGTTGTATCAGGATATGCAGGATATGTTACAGGCCCCATTTCGGTTACTGAACTAAATTTAGTAATTGTTCTTTGGTAAGGTGTAAACGTTTTATCCCAATAATCACCATTTGCCGGTATTGAAAATTGGAAACTTGAACCTTCTAAATTTCCGTTTTTTATATTTTCCATTGCATCTTGTCCTATTGTTGTTTTTGGAACTACTACCGAATATTTTACCCCACGTTCATCAATAGAAATATCCATAGTTCCTTTATTTCTTTTACCTAATGTAAATTTATGATCTACCATTGAAACGGCATTATCCATATTTAAACCTTCAATTGCTTTAGGGTCTATTTTTTCAACAAACTGAACTCTTTGCCCGTTTTGCATTTCCATTGTTAAAGGCAAACTCCATTGATTAAAAACTATACCATATCCAGTAATATAATCTTGCTTAGTTCCATCATTTGAGGCTCTTTCTTCCAATATTACGGGTTCACTTATAAACCTTTTTTCGTTCATACTTTTGTTAAATTTCTTTTTTCTATTATTTCTAAAATATCCTCAATCTCCATCCTTTTAGCTGTTTTATCGGTTTGCAAAGTTTGGTAATAACTTGCAGCATTAGTTACGCTAATCATATTTAATTGCACATAATGTTCATCTCCACCTTCAAATGTTGGCAAATCTTCTAACTTACAAATTTGATTAGGTGTAATTCCTCCATTTTGGAATAATGAATTATAAAGTGATGCCCTTGCTTGACTATCACCTCGTAAAAGTCCGTTGAAATTAAATTTAAAGAAATGGTTTATTTTTTCATCACTATTTAAAAGTTTACGTTCCAACTCCTCTTCCATTTCTTTAGCGTGGGGTAAAAGGCAATCGTTAACGTAGTCCATTGACTGTTGCTCTATATTGTTGTTTGTTGATTGCCTTAAAGCCCCGATTTTGTGAGGTGGTGCGCCAAATATTCTTGCAATATCTTCAACTGCATATCCCATCATATCTAACCATAATGCTTCTGTAGGATTCACACCAACTTGAACGAACTTAGCGCCATTGTCAAATATTGGTATTTTTGTTGTTGGCTCAGTTCCGCTTACTTTTTTTGTTAGTGCTTCTTCTGCCTTTATTTTTGCACCGGATTCAAATTTATTAGGATAACTTACAAAACCATCAATCTTACTTCCTTTTTCGTAAAATTGTTTTAGTTCATTCTGACTTGCTAAACCTAATCCTAAATTTTCCGCTTCTGATTCAATAGTTGACATTCCTTTGATCCCATCAGTTGTTACTCCTTTGAAATGTAAAATGTTATTATAATCAATAGCTATTTTATTTTCATCAATAAAATACTTTATTTCCCCATCTTCAACTTTTACTTCAACTCTTTTAGGGTGTATTGGTATTAGTTGTAAAGGCTTACCATTTGAATCTCTTTCTATTATTGCAAAACCGTTTCCGTGCAATAACTTACAGGCCATCATAGTAAATTTAAAAGTGAACGAACTCATATATTGGTTCGGGTTCTTGATTACTGACTGTGCCGCAATAGAATTATCAATGGTAGAATCTCCGTTGGAATCTCTTACATGAAAATTACTTGGTAAAGTGGCTATTGAATTAGATATTAGCCGAACACAAGCCCAAACTGCCGATAATCTTAAAGATGATTGTTCGTTTACCGCTATTTTACCAACTCCTTGTACTCCTTTATATGCTGGTGCATAATCTGCAAATCTACCAACAAAAGTAGTAACTGACCTTAATTCGTTTTCAAGTTCTTGAATACGTTTGCTCCCAAAGTCAATACCTAATATTCGCATATTGAATACGAAGATATTATGTATTTTGCCTGTTTAGATTTATGTGTTAATTTTTTTTATTTTAGAAATTTATAATTACCGGTTGTTATTTGCCAATGTATTTGTCTAAAACAAGTATAATTTTTATAACGGTTTTTGCCTATTATTTCAAAATATTCTTTTTCTGTTTGTTCCCACGCTTCCCTTCCGTTACCTAATTTTTTTTTCAATTCTTTTGCTCTTGAATGAAAACTTCTTAAAGTATGTGTTATTATCATAGTTCAACAAACATTACTTCATTTTCATCCATATAACTGCTATTTGAGTTATCTTCGCCTTCTATTGATAATCCGTAAGCCATAATAGACGTAACAAAATTATCTATTTTTTGATGTGATTGGTTTTTGCCAACTTTAAATAAATTTCCTGCGCTATTAAATTTTAATACACCATTTGATACTTGCCACCTCATTACAGGGTTATTATTATGTAATATTTCACCTTTTGTAACTGATTTATCAAATTCATCCGTTGGAGTAGTCATACTTGCATCACCTTGCCTAAATGCCCTCAAATCTAATCCTTCTTCTATAAGTTTTGCTGCTACATGAGTTGCCCTAAATGGGTCATATCCTATTTGCATAACTCTAAAATCTATGCAAATTTCTATTATTCTTGAAATTATATAATCATGGTCTATTACGTTACCTGATGTTAACTCTATCCATTTATCATGAACCCACTGCTGATAGTTATTATTATTTTTATTAGCTGAATCTTTGGGTGTTTCTTCTGGCAACCATGACCAATTTAATAAAATATATTTATTAGGGTAATATTCACGGTCTGATGGTGGAAATATTAAACTAAATCCTGAAATATCATTTTTTGAACTTAAATCTAATCCCCCATAAGCAATTTCATTATTTAATCTTGTGATATCTATTTCTGCTCCGCACTTTTGCCAATCTTCATCTTTTATAAAAACTGTTTCTACATTTGTCCAAATATTAAGGTGTAATCTTAAAAAAGTGTTTAAATAGGCTTTGTTAGATCGGGCTTTCTCGGCTTGTTCTTTTATGTAGTCTTTTTTAACCGAAATTCCATAGTTAGGGTTTGCTTTTTTCCATGTTGATTCTATAAACGGGTCATCCTCTACATCGGCTGCATAAATAACTGGCAAAAATCTATCGTCTTTAATTATTCCATCTCTTACATTAATTGCGTATTCGTGTTGCTCGTAGCAAATAGAGTTTAAATCACTTCCTGCGGTTGTTATCATTATAAATAACGGTTGGTCTTTTGCTGCCATTGCACCAATTAAAACATCATAAAGTCCTCGATTAGGTTGTCGGTGTAATTCATCAAAACAAACTAAGTTTGCATTTATACCATCATTTGTTCCTATGTCTGCTGAAAGTGGTTTATATGACTTATTTCCAAAAATAACAGAGTTTTGATAAACTTGTAGCTTTTCTTTTAAAAACGGGTCTTTGCCAATCATTTTACAAGCATCACCAAAAACTATTTTAGCTTGGTCACGGGTACTGGCTGCACTAAATATCTCCGCACCTTCATCTTTGTCAAATAATAATACTACTAAAATAATTGCAGATAGTAGTGCCGACTTACCGTTTTTCTTTGCTACCTCAATATAAGCAAACTTAAAACGTCTGAATCCTGTTATTTTATCTTTGATACCAAATAAAGGATATATTATATCTTCCTTTTGCCAATCTTCCAATTTTATTAATTGTCCTGATTGTGGGCCTTTAATATGTCGGATATGTGATTGAATGAAATTAACAACTCCGTGAGCCGCCTTTTCATCAAAGTAATATTTATCGGTATCGAATTTAATCATTTATTTTTTTGTCTTGGCACGGTGGACAGGTCGCATTTTAGTATTAATAATCAATTAGTTATAATTACAGTTCAAATCCAGATAACGGGTCTTTTTCTTCTTCTTTTTGGGTTGGTGCTTTTAAATTGTTTCGTGCTGAAGGTGTGCATCCGAACTCACGGGCCAAACTAATAAATATCTTTTCAGCCTTTTCCATCGTTACCAATACGGGGTTTTCCCTTGAATTACCTTTGTCATCAATAACCCACATACCTTGAACCTTCAATAACGCTGCACATTCATTCCAAACCTGAAACTTATAGGCCATTAATTGAAAGGTTGGAAGGTCGGCTATCATTACCAATCCCTTAACCTGTAATAGTTGGTTTAAAATATCAAACCAAAACTTCGCCCCGTGTTCGTTTAGGTTTTCGGGCGGTTCGGGTACTGCTGATAAATATTCTAATTGAACTTTGTCCTTTAGTTCTCCGTGCCTTGAAGGCCTGTAATAACCTTTAGCCTTTATTATTTCGGTTGGTTGCAAAGTTGCTCCACGTTTTCCCATTTTTTAATACAAATTTAAGCTATTTTTCAAAATTCAAAATTAACACCTGTGTCTAAATTTT